ATTATATTGTTCAAAGTTATCAAATAAAGCCAGTAAGTTGTTGTACTGTCTTTGACCAGCCATTGTCTGAGCAAGATAAACCTGTTGTTCACGAGTTAAATCTCCCCATTTACCGCCAATCTCTTCCATAACTTCGCCCATATCACGAAGATTACCATTCATATCAAGAACATTAATACCAAGTTCTGCCATTTTTCCAGAATAGTTACCAAGAGTAACACCATCTTCATCAATACCAGCTTTAATATCAGAAATTCTTGCATAAATAGTTCTTACTTTAACATTCTACATGAGTCGTTAATTCATGTACGTTCGCTTATGAACTGCTATATGTTTCCATATAGAATAGACTATATCTTAACCTATAATATATAGGTAAGTAACTATTTCCACTCACTTGAGTGTACTCTGCTTTACGCAGATAGTCGTTGAACTGAAAGGTATTAAAAAAGAATTGCTTTTCAGCAATTCTTCATAAAAGGCAAAATATTTAAATTTAATAGTTTTCCTTTTTTATATATAATTTCATATAAAGGAATATTATGGTCTTTACAATATTTTCTTTTTCTTTCATCTCTTTCTTGAATTTTTTCAAGAGAATCTGAAAAGATTTCTTTTTCTTCAAAGTGTTGTTCACCTTGACATTCAATAAAATATTGTATTTGATCATTTGTATCATACACCGCAAAATCAAAATGTTGTAAAGGTAATTCTGCAATTTGAACTTGCTCTTGAAAAATTATATTATTTTCTTTTAACAGTTCCATAATTTTAGTTTCACCTTTACTCTTCCATCTATCACATTGAGGGCATCCTCTACTTTGTAATAAACAATTATATCTTTGAGTAAAAATCATTCCACATTTTAAACATTTAAATTTTCCTTTATTATCATAGCCATTATATTCTAACATTTGAATAGTATTAAAAAAAGTCTCATCAATTTTCTTTTGTGCATCTTCTTTAGATAACATATTTTTAAATTTTACACTTTGACAATAGGAACAAGAACAGGGCTCTTTAAAAGCTGATACAATCGCTCTTTGCATCTCTTGTCCACAAACATTATGTCTAATAATAATGTTATCTTTATTAACCTTTTTTATAAAAGAATATTCATCATTATTTTTTAATCTTTCTATAATACTATCCAATTTAGTTTGATGAGTTTCACAACAAAAATGTCTATTTAATACATCATTACCCTTATTATAATGATGTATTTTCTTACATTTTAAACATTGTATAATACATGGTTTTGATATTGCAGTATATTCAAGTATTTTTATTTTACTTTCTGGAAAAATTGTTTTAAATCTTTTTAAAAACTATTCTTCTGTAATTTTTTTTGCCATAATTTTTTCCTTTCAGTGCGGATTATCCATTCTTGTTTACTTAGATAATAAAATCATATAAACATCCAATTTTTTGTTTCTACTTTCGTCACTCATATTATATCAAAAATTTTTAAAAAATACAATATAAGTAAAATTGGCTTTAGGACTTTCCCGCTTTTAAGCTGCTTTTATGCCCTAAGTTGTTAAGGCTGTACCAACAGACTCTGGAGCCTGTTTTGTAACAGAAATAATAGTTGATAACTGTGCAGCTAACTGATCTTCACTAACACCCATTGCGGCAGCCGCGCTTGCAACTTTACTCATACCAGTACTTAATTCTTCAAGGTCTGATGCTGTTGTTGCAGCAACCGCAGCTAATCTATCAACATATAATTCTGCTTCTTCAGCATTTACTTTATAACCATTCCATACAGCCGTTAATTGTTCTGAAACAGCATCTGTTGACTGACCAGTAACGTTAGCAGTTTTTAAAGTAATTGCCGCACGTTCTGCAATTTCTTTATCATTTAAACCCTGTTGAGCATAAATTAATGCAGCATTAGTATAGTCAGTCGTTGTCTTTCCTAGCTCTTTTGCCGCATTATTAGCTTGTACTGCAAAATTTGCCATTTCATCAGCAGATTTTCCAGTAACAATTCTAATATCATTTAATGAAGTGTCTAAAGACTTCACATACCCCCATGCTTGCTCAACAGAACGAGTTAATCCATTTACTGCTGCGGATGCCGCGTTCCATTTCACTGTATTAGCAAGAGTTGTTGCCATTTTATCCAGTATATTATGTGTTTCTTTTAACTGAATATTTGTACTTAATACAGATGATGATAGGCTTCTAAAAGCAGCTTCACCTGTGCTACCCGCCGCCCTAAATGCTTGATACACCTGTTCTACTGATGTACCAGACTGTTTTAAAGATTGATTAAAAGTCTCAATATTAACAGTATTTAATTTAGTATTAAATGCCTGTTTTAAAGCATCTTCTACTTTTCCTGCTTCATCTTTAATCTTATTAAGGGCAGAAGTTGCGGATGCCACATCAGTATCATTAATCTTCATTATATCGCTAATCTTCAATTTTTGAAGATCTTGTAATGAAGCCTTTAATTGATTCAGGTTGTTCTGTTGAACATCAAACCCAACCTGATACCTAATTTGATTCGCCATATCCTTTTATCTCCTTAACAAAATATTATTAGCCGTTATTTTCTCCTTCTGTTGAAGTAGTATTTTTATCGGCAAATTCTCCAATTACAACCCAAATATCTCCAGCTTTTTGCACAGTGGGTTCTGTCTTGGAGAAAATGATATGATTATTTGTTTCTTGTATTTCCTTATCCATTACTTCTTTAGAAATACCATTTCCATAAAATGAACTCATACTAATCCTCCTTTATTAATATACAAAGTCGATAATAGTATCTGCATCAGCCCCATTTGGAAATACTAATGTTTTTACATCTACAATATTATCTAATTCATAAATTCCAGTTTTACCAACTTTAACAGGCACATTATTAACTTCAATAATAGTACCTTCAGCTGTTTGAACACCTAATTTATATAAAATAGGTTTTGTTGTTTCTGGTGTAAAAGCTCCAATAGGAGCATTATCCGCAAGTAAATCCACACCTGCGGTAAAAGGTCCAACGACCTGTCCAATTCTTCCATTCAACATGATAGTTCATCCTCCGTTATATAAAATAAAAAGAGACTTTTAATTGTCTCATTTAAAAATTTTCCCTTCATACATAATATAAAAATTTACCTTTTTTAATTATCTTATCTTGACCATGAAATTTTTTCTTGATTCTTCATCAAAAATTTGTTATAATATTTATAGAAAATAAAGGAAGAAATATCTAAAACTTTTTAAATAATAGAAGGAGAAAAGTTTATGGCAACTTTTGCTTTTTCAGACCTACATGCTCAATATGATCTTTGGAAACAGATTAAAGAGTATATTAAACCAGAAGATACAGTTTATTGTCTTGGTGATTGTGTGGATCGAGGTGATGTTGGTCTTGAAATTTTAAATGAAGTTATGGAAACTCCTAATATTATTCTTCTTCGCGGTAATCACGAAGATTTCATTGACAGTATTGGTTCTGAAGTTATGCGCTGTGAACCCGATGAAGATGTTTATTGGGCGGTTCCTAATATGTATCTTTGGCGTATGAATGGTGCAGAAAATACCATTAAAGCCTTTAACAAACTGTCAAGAGGAAGAAAAAATTGGCTTATTAATAAAATTAGAAAACTTCCTACTCATGCGGAATATACTAATCTTAATGGTGATGTAATTTATCTTTGTCATGCAGGTAGACAACCTGATATAGAAGAAATTAAAGATATGCGGGAAGGCGATATTCCTATGAATAATTATATTTGGGATCGCCATCACCTCAGACAATTCCACTGGAATGGTAAAGATAATGAATATTGTGTTCATGGTCATACACCAGTTGAATATTTTTATTATTATGGTAATCCAGAATTTGATCCACCCGCATTCAGATTTGAAATGTATAGATATTGTGATGGTCATAAGATTGATATTGATCTTGGTGCTTTTGATACACACCACGCATGTCTGTTAAATCTTGATACATTTGAACCAATTTATTTTAAAGATAGAACTCTTTCTGAAGAAGGGTGGAAGATAATAGATAATGGAGTCGAATAAGACTCAATCTGCTCTTGAATATTAGCATAGTAGACTTTCTCAAGAATGTGGTGAAGATCATATTGACGCAGGAATTTATGAAGATATTTTACCTGCGGATGTAGCAAGATACCAAGTAGCAACTTTATATAAACCCTACAAGGAGAGTTAAAGATCTCTCCTTGTTTTTTTATAAAAATTATATTATAATATATAAAGAAAGGTGGTAAAAAATATGAGTAAAATTTTAATGTGCGGTGATATTCATGGAAGTTGGAAACCTGTTAGAGATTTATACCAAACTATGTTTAAAAAACAACCTTTAACTGAAAATGATGTACTAATTATTCTTGGTGATTTTGGTGCAAATTTTTTCTTTAATCATCGTGATACTGAATATAAAAAGAAACTTGGTAAATATAAAATTACATATTTTATTATTCGGGGAAATCATGAAGAACGCCCCAGTATTTGTATGAATAAAAATCCTAACGCTTGGCACATAGAAGAATTTTGGGGAAACCAAGTTTATGTAGAAAATGATTATCCTTACATTAAATACGCTCTTGATACTCCTGCAAAATATGAAATTCCAACAGCACAAGGCGATTCTATAAAAACCCTGGTTCTTCCTGGTGCATATAGTGTAGATAAATATATACGGCTTGCAAATAATTGGAGCTGGTTTCCGCAAGAGCAATGCAATGAAGAAGAAATGGCGACAGGTGTTGCTTTAGCACAGTCTGATAGCTATGACCTTGTGTTGTCTCATACTTGTCCTATTATTTATGAACCCACTGATCTATTTTTATCTGTTGTAGACCAATCTACTGTTGATAAAACCACTGAACGATGGCTTGGTGGAATTGAGTATAATTTAGATTATAACCTCTGGTGCTGGGGGCATTATCATGCCAACCGGATTTATCCACAGGTTGAAAGTAAAAATAAATTAATGTTATTTAATGATTGTTTTCTTGATGTATATAAGTATTTTTGTGGACATTATAATTTATATAGTTCTTTAATAAAAATCCATGAAAATACTAAGACAAAAGCGATTTAAATTATAGCACACAATATACTGTAAAAATTAATCAAAATTTATATTAGACTCAACAAAAGCATCCATATTATTTTGATTTTGCTATTTTTGATAAAAATAATATTTTATTATATTTAATAGAATATGATGGAATTCAACATTTTAAGGTTCAAAACAATGGATCTATTTGGAATACCACCGAACAAGTAGAAAAAACAAAAATAAGAGATATGATTAAAAATCAATGGTGTAAAGAAAACAATATTCCATTAATCCGTATCCCATATACGCATTTACAAGATTTATGTTTAGAAGATTTACAATTAGAAACAAGTCAATTTATTATTTAATGGAGAGCTAAAGCTCTCCATTTGTTTTTTCTTTTGTTTTTTGTTATAATATATATATAAAGAAATGAACAAAAAGAAAGGGTGTGTATTATTATGGGAAGATGTAATGATTTTGCAATTTCAAAAATGTATTGTTGTAACTGTGGAAAAGAAGGTTTACCAATAGCAAGAAAAGCTGGACATTATCGTGAAGCAGGGCATTTGAAAAAATTATATTGTATTCATTGTGGAAAAGTTTGGAATCATGCCGAAATTCGTCCAATGTATAGTGATTATAATTACGAAGATTTTCAACTTGAAATGAAATATGGAAACTTTGACGAAAAAGGCGATAGAAAAGAACCTTATAGAATTTTTAGAGGAGAATTAAAACAGAAAGGGGTTATTTAGTATGGCAGATTTATTTTTAATGTCTGGGGTTCCTGGTGCGGGTAAGTCTACTTTCCTTAAAAATAGGGTAAAGAAAGATACTTCTGTAGTAATTTCTCGTGATGTTATTAGATTTTCTATTGTAAAACCTGAAGAAGATTATTTTTCTCATGAAGATGAGGTACTTGCAATTTTTTGGAAACAGATTAATGAAGCACTGGCGGCTGGCAAAAATGTTTTTGTTGACCAGACTTCTTTAACTCCAAAAGCAAGAAAATGGTTACTTCAGCATGTTGAAGGTTATGACCATGCAAATCTTATCTGGATTGACGAAGATATTCAGACTTGTCTTGAAAGAAATGAGATGCGGCGCGGAACCCGTGCTTATGTACCAAGAAGTGTCATCCGCCGCATGAATGAGCAGTTTATTGAGCCTTCTCTTGAAGAGGGATTCTACAGAATCTATCGCTATAACAGCAAAGAAGATAAATTAACTTACAAAGGAGAGATGTTATAATGTCAAATATTTGGCTAATTTCAGATACCCACCTGAATCATGATAAAGAACACTCATTCACCTAATCCATTTTGCGAATATGATATGATGTATAATGTAAATTGTGATGCTCATGATTGTAGACCGATCGCATATGAAGATATGGTTGCTGCAATTATGCAAAGAAAAAATAATATTTAAGGACAAAATTGATTAATTATATTGTTCTATTTTTTATATTCCTTAGAGGACACTAAAAGGTTCTCTAAGGAATTTTTTATTTTATTTTTATGGAGGTAGAAAAATGAATCTAAAAATAAGATTTAAGAATCCAGTATTTATTGCTCAGCTTATTCTTGCAATTCTCACTCCAATTCTTGCGTATGCAGGTCTAACACTTCAAGACCTTACCTCTTGGCAGGCACTTGGAGAGATTCTACTTGGAGCTATCCGTAATCCATATGTACTTGGTCTTATTGTTGTTTCTGTATGGAATGCTCTTAACGACCCAACCACAGCTGGTATTACAGACAGCGCACAAGCTCTAACTTATGATAAGCCTAAAGTAAAAGAACAATAAAAAGAACTTACTAATTGGCACTTGTTGTGCCGTACTCCAAGGGGAGATATAATCTCCCCTTTTATTGTATTGGATATGATGGAAAAAGAAAAAATAAAAAGCCACTTAAAAAGGAGGCTCTTAAAATGGCAAAAATTAAAGGAATGGATATTTCATACTGGCAAGGGAAAGTTGATTTTAAAAAGGTTGCCGCAGATGGAATTAAATTCGCAGTATTAAGAGATGGGTATCGAAAAACTTTAGATAGTAGATTTGTAGAATATGTAAAAGGATGCCAACAGAATGGTATTTATGTTATGGCTTATCATTTCATTTATACTGATGGCGCAACTCCTAAACAAAATGCTCAATCTTCTTATGATAATCTAAAGAAAGCTGGACTAAATCCTACAAAAACATGGATTGCCGCAGACTTAGAGTATGATACCTGGACAAAAAATGGTGAAAAATGTACAAAAGCAAAATGTACTCAATACACCAAAGAATATCTTGATGCCTTAAAAGCATTAGGATGTAATAAATTATTTATTTATACCAATCAAGATTATTACAAAAATTATTATGATTGGTCTCAATTAAAATATCCAATTTGGTTAGCTGACTACGAGGGGGATCCAAATTATGATTGCGTAATGCAACAATACAGTTCTTCTGGAAAAGTTAATGGAATCAGCGGAAATGTGGATATGGACTGGTTATTTGATGAATCAATGATGAAGGATACTCCAACAACTACAAAAACAGACCCCACAACACAAAAGAAAGAAGAAACTATTGCAGTTACCGCAGATAGAGTTATTGCGGTTGCTAAAGCTGAAGTAGGATATAAAGAAAAAGCAAGTAATTCTAATTTAGATAATAAAACTGCTAACGCTGGTTCTGCTAATTATACTAAATATGCAAGAGATTTTGATCAGAAATATCCGAATTGGTATAATGGAAAGAAAAATGGATTTGCATGGTGTGATATGTTTGTTGACTGGTGTTTCTTAACTGCTTTTGGTTATAAGAAAGCATTAGAATTACTATGTCAGCCTGAAAAATCTGCTGGTGCAGGATGCACTTATTCTTATAATTATTATAAAAATAAAGGTCAAGTTGGTAGAACACCTAAAAAGGGTGCTCAAATTTTCTTTGGTGTCCCTGGCGACTTTAGTCATACTGGTTTAGTATATGATTTTGATAATTCAAATGTTTATACTATTGAAGGAAATACCTCTGGTCAAGTTGCATATCGTCAATATAGCAGAAGTAAATCAAACATTTATTATGGTTATCCTAATTATTCTGGTGCGGCTACAAAACCAGCGACATCAACAACTGCTAAAACAACAGAACAAATTGCTAAAGAAGTTATTAATGGTAAGTGGGGTAATGGTGATGAACGCAAGAAGAAACTTGAGGCTGCAGGATATAATTACAGCACAGTTCAAGATAAAATAAATGAACTATTGGGCGGCGGCTCAAAAATCGTAACACCAACAACAACAAACACAAATGTTAAAGTTGATTATGCACGTTCTTTTAGTAAAAGCATTGCAAAAACATATACAACAACAGCAAGTCTAAACTTACGTGCAGGAGCTAGTACCTCAAAAACAGTAATCACAGTTATTCCAAAAGGTAAAAAAGTCACTTGTTATGGATATTATACTGGTGATTGGTATTATGTTAAATACAGAAATTATACTGGATTCTGTTCTAAGAATTGGTTACGGTAATAATTATCCATTAGATAGGGAGTTTAACGGCTAAAGCCGTTAAACTCCCTAATTTTTTTTTGTCTATTTGAAAATTATAAGTATTTATGATATAATATATTATAAAATAAAAATTAAGGAGATTTTTATATGTTACATATTTATATAGATGGCTCCGCCCGCAATAATGGTCGAAACAATTCAAAGGGCGGTTTTGGCATAGTAATTTTTGATGATAACCGCAATTTAATTGATGCCTATTGTGAACAGTTTGATAATGTAACAAATAATCAAATGGAATTAAAAGCATTTTTAAAAACCTTTGAATTATTAAATACAAAATATAAAAATCAACAAGTAACTATTTATTCTGATTCAGCATATTGTATAAATATCCTCACTTCTTGGATTTATTCTTGGAGTAAAAATAACTGGAAAACAGCTAAAGGTGAAACAATAAAAAATTTAGATATTATTCTTTCCCTATATAAATATTATACAATAGATTTTTTCATTAATCAAATTAATTTTACTAAAGTTGACGGTCATAAAGGAATTATAGGAAATGAATTAGCTGATGCTCTTGCAACGGCAGATAAGCTAAAATTTTCAAATATTATATTACAAAATCATATTCTCATCGCTCCTTCCGAAAAAACTTGCTAAAATCAAAAATTTATGTTATAATATATTTATAATAAAGAAAGAGGTAGAATATATGAATGATAAACATTTATATACTGAGGATAGTATTGAAAGTTTAAGTCCTCTTGAATTTACAAGACTTCGTCCTCAAGTATATGCAGGTGACTGCACATATTCAACTCAGTTGTTAGTTGAAATTATTTCTAATGCTGTTGATGAATATCGTCTTGGGCATGGAAATGAGATTGAAGTATGTATTAATGGTGACATTGTATTAGTCAAAGATCATGGACAGGGTTTTATTCCTAACTCTATGAGAGATGATGGTAAAACTGTTCTTGAAGCAGCCTTCAGTGTCCTTAATACATCTGGTAAATATCGTGATGATGGAACTTATGAAGGGACTTCTTTGGGTTCTTTTGGTATTGGTAGCAAAATTACAACTTTTTTAAGTCATTGGCTTACAGTTTCTACCTTTAGAGATGGAAAATCTGAAACTATTGAATTTAAAGAAGGCGTTTTTGATTCTCGAAAAGTAAATGAGAAAAGTCCAAATCCTTCGGGTACTTTTGTTAAATGGCAGCCATCAGAAGAATTTTTTACTCATACCGAAGTAGAAATTAATAAGATTAGAGATTTATTTAAAACTATTGTATGTCTTTGTCCTGGATTAACCATTAATTTAAATAACAATGGTAAAACAGAAATTTTTACTTCTACACATGGCATTAATGATCTTGTGGATGAGGCTGTAAAAGATACAGAACTTATTAATAATCGTTTTTCAATGAATTTCTCAGAAGGTAAGAATAAACTTGATATTGTTCTTACTTATGCTGGAAATTATTCTTCAACCATAATTCCTTATGTTAATACTGGTTTAACAGAATCTGGACCTCATATTACTCAGATTAAAACTGTTATTACAAGAGAATTTAATAAATTCTTTAAAGAAAAGAAATGGCTGAAAGAAAAAGATACTAATTTAACTGGCGATGATATTCAAGAGGGAATGTATGTAGTATTTAATATTACTGCTCCTAATGTTGGATATGATGCACAGGTTAAAAGTAGAATTACAAAGATTGATATGACGCCTTTTACTTCTGCTTTAAGTACAAATCTTGAAGTATGGCTAAATAATAATGAAAAAGAAGTAAAATCTATTTTTGAAAAGGCAGCTGCCGCTCGTAAAGCACGAGACGCTGCAAAGAAAGCAAGAGATAAAGCAAGAGAGCAAAATAAAAAGAAACAGAAAGCTCTTAAATTTGATAGTAAACTTGCTGATTGTAATTCAAAAGACAGAAGTAAATGTGAAATTTATATTACTGAGGGAGATAGTGCATCTGGTAACTTAAAACTTGCTCGTGATAATGAAACACAGGCTGTTATGCCAGTTAGAGGTAAAATTTTAAACACTCAGAAGGCTACTTTTGCACAAATTCAAAAAAATGCAGAAATTATGACAATGTGCGATGCATTCTTTGGACCTGGAGATTGGTCTATTGACCCCAAAACCCTCAAGGTAACATATCATCAAGTAAGATATGGAAAAATTATTATTATGTCTGATGCTGATGTCGATGGAGCACATATTAAAAATCTTTTTTATACATTTATATGGAACTTTTGTCCAGATTTAATTAAAGATGGTTATGTATATGCGGGCGTGCCACCTCTTTATAAAATTACTCTCGCCGCAAATAAAGGATATAAATATCTTAAAAATGATGAAGCATTAGCTAAATATCAAAAAGAAAATAAGGGAAAAAAATATCAAGTTGGTCGTATGAAAGGTCTTGGTGAAATGGACGTTGAAGAAACGGAAGAAACCTTGACAAGCCCCAATAATAGAATCATCAAGCAGATTGGCGTTGAAGATGTTGCGGCGGCTAATAAACTTTTTAATGATTTAATGGGCAATGCTGTCATACCGCGTAAGCGTTATATTAAAGAACATAGTCAGGAGGCAACTTAT